GTGTGTTGCTTGCCAAGACTGTGAAAGTCGCACTGCCTGTCTTGATAATCAAATAACGATAACTATCAATACCACTAGCATTACCCGCAGTAGGCGCACCACCTAGCCAACGTGTTGTAACTCCTGTACCAGTGCCATCAACTTGCACAGCAGAGTTGTAGTAAGCAGTAGAGCCTTGAGTGACTAAAAAAGCAACAGTCACAGACTGGCCCGTGGTCATGGCAGTGTTCAACGATGTACCGCTGGACGCTCTAAAGTTGACAGTCCAGTTAGCACTTGCGTTACTTGTGTAGTACTGGACAGACTGGGTGGTGACATCGTAGTTGATCGTGCCAGTGGCTGCTGTAGCTGAGACTGTTGCCACCTCTGCCGCATTGCTCAGAACTTCTGCCAGCACTGATGATGTGCCACTAAATGTCTGAGTACCTGTAAAGGTATTGGCAGCATTTAGAACAGGAATATTAGCCGCTGCCAGAGTGGTTGCGCCTGTACCGCCATTGGCAATTGGCAGTGTGCCAGTGACGCCTGTCGTGAGAGGTAAGCCTGTCAGGTTGGTTGCAACTCCGCTGGTTGGAGTGCCAAGCAAAGGCGTGACCAAGGTAGGGGAAGTTGCCCTTACCGTTGCGCCTGTTCCTGTACTGGTGGTAACGCCTGTCCCGCCGTTAGCCACTGCCAGTGTTCCTGCCAGGGTAATGGTGCCAGAGCCAGTGATAGGACCACCGCTTGTGGTCAAGCCTGTGGTGCCGCCAGATACATCCACGCTAGTGACTGAACCAGCGCCTGGACCAGAGAAGGCAACGGTAATAGCACCGCTGCCGTTGGTGATGGTCACACCAGAGCCAGCAGTCAGTGTTGCGGGTGTCAGCGTGTTGCCTGTGCTGTTGCCAATGAGCAGTTGACCGTTGGTGAAGCTGGTCTGGCCTGTACCGCCATTGGAAATTGGTAATGTGCCTGTGATGTCGGCAGTTGAGACTGTGACTGCATCCCAGCTTGCGTTGGTGCCATCGGACTGCAAATACTTGTTGGCGGCAGATGTCTGTGACGGCAGCAGGTTGTTCAGTGCTGCGGCTGCTGTTGACGCGCCTGTGCCACCGTCAGCCACCGCCAAGTCGGTAATGCCTGTGATGCTGCCGCCAGTGATGGTTGCAGAACTTGATGTTATTGGACCTGTCACACCACCGGGTGCGCCAACTGCGCCTGTCAGGGTGGAGATGCCAGTTACCGCCAACGTGGTGCTGGCTGTGATGGCCTTTGCCGCCAGTGTAGTGTTGTTAACAGTGGCAGTGCCAGTGGCAGCACCAATGTTCACGGCTGTAGCTGCGCCAGCCAGGTTGACTGTGGTTGCCGTAGCATTGACCAAGGCAAAGGTGGTGGATGGCGTTGTGAGGCTGGTGGTGACTGCTGGTGATGTCAGGTTGGTGGTTCCTGTGGCTGTCAGCGTCCCGGCAACTGCCAGCGTCTTGCCAGCGCCAACATTCAGGCCAACTGATGTGCCTGTGCCAGCCGCTGCGAACAGTGCATCCACCAGGTCAAGGTCAGAGTTGACCTTAGTACCCCATGTGTCGGTGCTGGCACCAACTTCTGGCTTGGTCAGTAAGAGGTTGGTTGTCGTGGTATCTGCCATGATTTATCCTAGTGTTCTTGCGCGAGCAAGCATAGTTCCTGCCTGATTGGACCTGTTGTCAGCGAGGCGTAGGTCATCAATGCCCTTGGTGTACAGCGCCACCCAAACAGGTATGCGCTCGTCGTTTTGCAAGTAAGGTGCAGCTTGCAGCAGTGAGCCGTACAGGTAGATGTCTGGTGCCTGAGTCAACAGCCAGTTGGTTGTGTTGCTGACGCTCAACTTGGCGAGCTTGGCGTAGTAGTCAATCTCGTAGGCGTAGGTGCTGTCAGGTGTCGGCAGGACGCGGAAGTTGCTGCCAATAATGGCGTAGAACAGTGGCTTGCCAGATGACAGGTAGGTAGTGTTTTGTAGCTGGTCCAGGCTGTTGAGTGTCTCAAACTGGAGTGGTGTGATGGGGTTGGTTCCCGTCAGCTTCAGCGTCAACCCGTCCAAGAAGTCTGTCGGCAGTGCGTTGTACTCGGCGGTGATGTTTCCCGTCCCGCGAGTCAGCATATTCCTAGTACGCAGGACGCGCTCAATCTGCGACTCAGCTAGGGTCACAAAGTCAGCAATTGCCGCTGTCAGGTCTGATCTATTGAGCCAATCCGCAACTGATGTCTTCAGCTCGGCGTAGGTAGAGAGTGCCATTTATGCCTCCGTGTCCTGCAGGTCTTTGACCACCCATGTGTGCTCATGTCGGAATTCAAAGGTGCCTACATGACCTATTTCCCGAGAGACATCGTGATCAATGTAGATTTTATACCCAATCTCTTTAGCCTTCAAACAGAAGAAGACATCCTCGCCGACATAGCCCCGCTTGTCATTTCTCCAAGGCGTCTCAAACCAAGGCTCGGACATCTTCTTGAAGACGTCTGCCTTGATCAGCATAACGCCCATGCCAATGGTGTCCACCTCCTGCAGACCGTGGTCATCCAAGGTGCTGTAGATTAGCTTGTTGCCAACCTTGGCAGTTGGGCCTGTCGGCATCCTGCGTCTGGCGCAGTTGGTAGCCACGATGTCAAGGTCATGCGCCATCAGCCGTTGGATCATGTCCTGCGGAAATGTCATGTCAGAGTCAATGAACAGGATGTGGCTGCAACCCTCGCGCATCGCGTCCAGCGCCAGCTCTGCCCTCTGATTCTGTATCAGCGTACCTTGCATGATTTTCAGGTCAATGCGGTCATCGGTGTTGCAGGCGTGATAGGCCACCATATTGACCAAGCAATAGGCGTACTGGGTGTGAACCATGTCACGCGCTGGAGTGCAAACCGCAATAATTGTCATACTTGTCCTGGTCGTGTTCTGAAGAATCTGTTGTCTGGGTCATTGAGCCAGCGTTTCATGTAGGCTTGATCTGTAATCTTGCCGCTGGACTGCAATTCGTAATAGATGTTGAGTGGTATGGATGCCACCTTGTGCCACTCGCCGGTCCAGTTGGCCTTGTTGTCGGTGGCGTTGAACTGGTCCTTGTTCTCTTCCACCACATTGGAGACATCCTGCTGAGTCTCAATGGTTGCCTCATCGGTCAATGGGTTGTAGTGCCAGAGCCTGGTGATGCCTGTTGTCTCGTCTTTGTCAAAGATTCGTGTTTCCATATTTTGAAGGTGGACCAAGTTTCCCTGGCCCACCCCTCCGTTTAGGACGTTACCAAGTCGGCAGCAAGACCGTGAGCATTCTCACTGGTGATCTTCAGGCCGTACTCAACAATCAGCAGCCGCTTCTCAGCGTCACCCGTCTTCGCCAGTTCCATCTGCTGGAAAGGACGCAGGTAGGCAACTGATGCGTACTCAGGGTCCAGCACCAGCGCATCACGCTCACGTTGGAACCGATTCGCCACCACAGTCACGTTGCCAAAGTCGCTGACGTAGACATCAGCAGCACCAACGATGGTGGCGGGTTTAGCGCCACCTTCGATGTTGTAGCGGGTTGCAGCAATACCTGCAAAACCACTCACACGCTGCTTGTTCACCGGACCTGTCATCAGGATTTTCGGTGTACCGCCAGAGGTCCAGGTCTTTTGAATCACATTCTTGAGAATGGTTTCAGTGAAGGTCCGAACAGTGCCATCGGTACGCAAGCTGTTTGGCAGCGTTGTGTAAGACGGGTCAGTGCCAGAAACACCAACATCAGTGTTGGTCTTGATGAAGGCCAGGACAGAGCCAGTGGTACGGGCAGCACTGGTGCTACCTGCACTTGCGACTTGGCTCTGGACCATCACCAATTCCATATCACGCTTCAACTCAGCGCCCTTCTTTGCCAACTGGTAGGCCAACTCAGACTTACGTCCAGCCTTGTTGACAACTTCCTCAGTGGCTGACAGCACAACCGTTTTGCGGCTGATCTGGCAGTAGTTCTGCATCCGCACTGTAGCGGTAACAGGGTCGTAGGTTCCAATGTCATCACCCTCAAGTTGCGCGTTGGTTGCCGCAGCCTGTAGCGAGTCCGTTTGCCACTCGTACAGCGTGTTTTGCACACTGTCTTTTCCAATGTTGGATTGGAACGGTGTCTCCTCTGGTGAGATGTTGTAGATGATGTTGCTGAGATTTTCACGGATACCCTTGGCAGAGTATGTGGTGAATGTGTTGCTTACGATAACCATTTTGAATTACCTCAAAAGATGTTCAATTGCGGAAGCCGCATCATTGACGCGACCAGTTTTAGCAAGACGTTGTTGCGACCTTCTAGCATCAGTTACGTTGTCCATTCTCCCCGCTGCACCTGGCTTGGCGGGTTTAGGCCCATTGTTGACCGCTGGCCTGATGTTGCCCCTCTTGGTCATCATCTGGTCGTACAGCGCAGCCTTACGCAGCGCAACGACAGCACGGTGGTCAAAAATATTCTTCAGCTCGTCAGAGGAAAAGCCTAGCTTTTGCCCCCACTCGATAAGCAACGTCTTTTCAGCCTTGGCCTTGTCTGGATTGCTCCACTCAGGGATGGCTTTGAGCATGGCATCTTGCTGTTGTGCGAGGTGTGCCTGCATAGACTGATATTGCTCTTGCGCCTGGATGTGAGAGAGTCGCTGCCTTTCAGACTGAATAGCTGCGTGTACTTTCTCGGCATCTCTTGCAAGTTCCTTTTGCCTCACCCACTCGATTGGGTCTTCACTGTAAAGACGATCCATATCAAGTTTAGGTGCAGCGTTTTGCTGAAGTTGCGCCTGGAGTGACCCCAATAACTGGGAATACTGCTGGCGCTCCGTCCGCACAAGTTCAGCCTCTGCCTGGAACGCCCTTCGTTCCTCGGACACTTGCTGAGTCTTGCGGGTGTAGTCTGCTTCTCGGCTGTAGCCCTTTTGGAGTTCTTCAAGCGTGACCTCGACATTCTTGCCGTCAACTTTGACGGTGAATACGGGTGGCTTGTCCTCCTCCTCATTGGCCTCATCCTCATCAGGCTGTTCCCCATCGGAGTCTTGCAATTCCTCCTCTGGAGCCGCTGAGTCAACTTCCGTCAACTCTTCATGCACCTCAACGTCCTGTTGGTCCCCACCTTCCGATGGCAACATCGCGTCAATCGCACTTGCTGCGTTAGCAATATTTAGGTTATCCATGTTTCAGTTCCTTTCATTTACGGGTGCGTTCCAATTTCTTACGCTCAACCCAACCGTTGTCAATCATCTTCTTCAGCTCAGTTTTCAACATATCAATGCTTTGCAGCATTGCCCACGCTTGCTCACGTTTTGCAGATTCATCGGGAAGACTAGACTTCCACTTGTAAACCTGGATATCCTGAAGCTGTTGCAGGGCATTGGTAAAAACCTCGTCTTGGAGCAGTAGCTCTGACTTGTTGCCCTTGCGGATGATGTCTTCCTCGGTCATTGAAAGGTTCCTAGTTGTTGTTTGACCATCTCACGGTCAACATTCTGTGCGGCTGTAATCTCAGCCGTACTGATTTGGGTGTTGTACTTCAGCTCCAGTTCGTACTTCTTGAGAGCCATCTCTTGGTACATCTTGTCTCGCGCAAAGTCATCGTCCATCACCATCTTCTGGCGGCTGAGTTCAAGTTCTGCCGCCTTCTTCTGGATGTCGGCTTGTATGCTCTGTGCCTGAACCTGCGCCAGCATCTCCTCTGGCGTTGGCTTGGGTGCGGGTGGTGCTGGCGGCTGGTAGTCGGCGGGTATCTGGTTGAAGAACTGGCTAGGGTCTTTGAAGCCGTTCAGCTCCACAATCTTCCGCAAGGTGCTGCTGTACTGTGATGGCGTCACCAGGGGATTCACCACACCAAGCTGTGTCAGCACTTCTTGCTGCTTGGCGCTGATCTGCATCAATGCCGCCACGCGCTCGTTGGTGTCTCCGTTGCCCATGCCAATGTTGATGGAGCAGTCCATCGCAGCATTCCAGGCTCGCGGATCAATCTGCACAAACTCATTCCGCAGGCGCACCATGCGAGCCTTGTCCTGGTGGGTGGTCACCAAGAACAGGATTGACTTGAACAGCTTTCGCATCCCCTCTGCCATGATGCGGCTGATCAACTCAATGCGGCCTTGGCTGGCTGAGATAGTTGCTGCCACTGCCGCCTTGGTGCTGGACTGCAAGGCGTCAGCGTTCAGGCCCATCGCCGCCTTGCTCATCCCAGTACGGTCCTCACGCAGTTGGTCCATGTAGTCCAGCATCGGGAATGCTGCCTGTCCAACAAATGGCGTACTGAACGGCTGCACCATGCCGGGTGCTCGCATCCTGATGATGGCACCTGTCTCGTTGTTCAGGACATCCTCAATGTTGACTTGACCCTCCACAATGGCAGTCCGCGGGTGGATGCTCTGCGCCAGGGAGTCCAGCGTGTTCCTAAGAATCTCGCTCTTGATCTCTTGCAGGTCATGCGTAATGTCAAAGATGGACATGGCCTCCAAGGGAGAGGTGTGTGGCTCGGGGTCACAGGGAAAGTCAACAAATGGGATGTAGGACGCTGGCAAGTTTCGCAGTATCTTGTAGCCGCTACCGATGCAGCAGACTTTTCGCAGCTCGGGAATCCCGTCCATGTCGTAGTCAACCTTCAAGTACGCCTCAACGTACAGAACGCGCTCCATCATGGGGTTAGCGCTCTCGACATTTGTACCGAATGCGGTCCTTGGTTGACGTGCTAGGTATTCTTGGTTGGTGTCCAAGTCGGTGCTGGTGATGTTCTCCCGCACCTCGTCCTCGTCGTAGCCCAACTCAATCAGTTGCGCCACTGTCGCCATCTGTCGGTGGGCAATGATGGCTGAGTCATCAAATGACCTAGCCCTACGGTCCAGCAGCAGTTCCTCGGGCGGCACAGACATAATCCTCACCCGTCCACCCTTGATCTTGCGCTTGATCTGGACATCGTGCAACTGACCCATCATCTGGTCAGGATAGGTGTTCATCACCATCACATCAGTCTGCTCTTGCATCAAAATCTGCAATGTCTGGTCATCAAGGCCAGAATACTCCTCAATCCGAACAGTCTCGTCCTCCTCCCACCAGCACTTCATAATCCCGCACTTCCGCACCAGGCTGTCCTTAAAGGTAGCGTAGGTGGTCAGAAAACCATTGTTGTCAGAGTTGAAGATAAAGTTGCAGTAGTCGGTGGCCTGCTGTGCGTTGGCAACGTCCTCTGGTCCCGTTGGCACAAACTCGACAGTGTTCTCGCTGCTGAAGAAGATACGCATCAGGCTTGGCATCATGGCTGATACGGTATCGCGCACCTCCATAGCCACCACCTGGCTGCGTCCCTCTTCCTCGGTGCCGAACAAATCTCCACGGTAATACTCAGTACCCTTGGCGCGAATGGGACTCAGGTCAGTGTCGATGTAGCTAACGGCATCGGTCAGCTCCATGTTGATAATGCCCTGCAGCTCGTCCAGGTCCATCACCTCAACGGCCTGGGTGTCGGTGTTTAGATTTTCCATTTCAAAACCATTCTTTTGCGTAGTTTGGACGATTCTTGTCGATCCAAGGTTTAGCCGCCAGCGTCAGTTCGTATGCGTTACGTCCTATGGTGCTGCTGCCAATGTGGTGAACGTAGCTGGCACTAAGAAAGTGCTTGTAGCCCTTCTTCTCCAAGTCAGCGCAGATGACATCATCGCTGAAGTAATTAATCGGTGGAAACTGACAATCCTCAAAAGCCTCGGCAGACATCCAAGCAAATATAGGGCTGACAACAGACAACGGCCTGACAAATGACTCATGGCTGAACTGCATATTATTTAGCACTTCCCCGTCATTCCACCTGATATTCTGGTACGGCCTAACTGCATCGGACCTTGACGCCACCAGTCCAGGGTTTTGGTTTAACTCCTTGCAAATAGCAACATCGTCCAGCAACATCCTATAACTATTTGGCGTCAAAACAATATCATCATTCGCTATCACTACAGCCCCATAACCATCACTCAGCGCCCTGCTGATCACTGCGTTGTAGTCATCACCAAAGTTGGTGGCCTCACCCAATATCAGTGTGCAGCCGTATCCGCTAACCACCTTCTCTGGTCCCTTCAGGTATACCTGAACGTCAGGTGCGTACTGCCTGATACTCTCAAGCAGTACGGGTAAACCCTTACCGTGGACGGTGCTGATGACAATGGGAGGGTTCATTTCAACTCGGTGTCAACCTCGCCTGAGTCTTCAACAATCCAGGCATCACAGGTACGGCTGGCTGCACACTTAAAGTCAAATATCTCGCAGTACCCCAAGTCACCAGCGTCAATCACTGCCCAAGGGTCACCTTCATCACCAATGCCATCGGCTATGCAGGTCTGCATCTCCTCGTCTTGGTTGAACGCCGAACAGTTACCGCATCGGCTCATCTTGGCGTCCTTGGCACTAGCGTCCCACTTAGCCGCCTTCTTCATCCAAAACTCGGTATTAGGCAGCTTGGGGTTCTCTGGACCGTATGCCGCCTTGGTAATCGCCTTCTCCCGGTTCTTCAGGTTCAGCGTTACGTCCTGCGTAGCCTCTGGACAACTGTCGCCAGGCTCCTTACCGCCCATGATAATCATCACGGCGTGTTGCATTTCCTTGGGTATGGTTCTCATTTCATCCCCTTCTTCATCTTCTGCGCCTCGGACAATGCAATAGCGATAGCCTGGTCACGGGTCTTGACCTTCTGACCAGAGCTGCTCATCAGCTTCTTGTCTTTAAATTCGCCCATCACCTTTGCAATTTTCTTGGTTGCTGCTGTAAGTTTCATGCTGCCCTCGTCAGGTTACGTTTCAAACTGGAACCATACTTATGCATCTGCGAGCCGAACATTGCAGTCCCGGCATCGCTGGCAAATGTAAGGCAAAAGGCGTCTGCCTTGTCTGGTGACGCCAAACCACGCTTACGAATCTCGTCCTTGCCCTCAATCTGAATTTTACCCCCACTGGTGAAAAAGTATCTCACCGTCGCCAGTTCAGCAATCAAGGACTCATCCTTGGGAATAACGCAGTCCCGCTTCTCCAGCCATGCCTTGGCCTTGTGCCACAGTTCAGCCTTCAGGTTCCTATACGTACTCCCCAATGCCGGGGATTCTGCCACGTTAATGCCAATGGCTGGCAACTTCAGCTCACGAAGCCTGTCCACCACACCAGCACCCAACCCAATACTATCCACCATAATCTCATGCGGACGCTGGTCCGGCGGTAGCGCCTGGTACTCAGCCATCACCGCACCAGTCAGTTGCATCAGGTCCAAGTT